ATTACACCAAAAATACCCGCTGACAGATTTGGCTGGGACAGTGCTGCCGCGGATGCCACATAAATCATATCTGCAGTGGCAGACAATGGTTGTTCAAGCGTGGTAGTTTCTGAACCCAATATACGATAAGTTGTTTGATATCCTCGCATGTCTTGGAATATGCGGAAAGCGATTTCTCCCGGAATCACAGAATTGGTATACAGCGTGATCGCCACTACATCGATGGCACCGATAGGAGGACCTAATATGATCACTTCGGTTCCGTCGATCACATAGTTGATGTCTTCAAAATAACGAAGTCCATTGAAATAGACTTCGATTCTTTCTCCCGTGGCTCCAGAGATGTCTCGACCGGTATCAAAGCGATTGGTCTGGATCACAGTACCCGCAGATTCATCAAAGGTCGATACTGCAAACGGAGCACCTTGATCGTACAGCGTGGTGTCATAGTCTACCGTGATCGCGGTACCTTTTATAGTTGGTCCGACAAATACTTCAGTGACTATGTCTTGCTGATAGGTATCATTGAAACTGATGATTTGGATCACGTCTCCCAGCAACGGAATCAACGGACTAGTTGCACGCCAGATTAGGGTATTTCCACTAGAGATATAGTAGTCTGCCTTGGTGCTCACGGATATCAGGATGCGTGTGCCAGCGGCCGGAAGTTGGGCCAGCGTGATAGTACGTTCAGTGGCACTGACCGCAGGATCTACCACAAAGTCCACTCCCAAGATTAGACTCTGGTCATCGATGTACACACTGACTTCATTGTCGGCCACTAGATTAAGATTGTACCCGCCACGATTGGGCAGAGCATAGGTCAGACTGCTTCCGTCGGCGATGACTTGCAGACCTTCAGGCGGTCGGGCACGTATACCATTCTTGGTCACTATGAGATTGGCTTGATTGGTACCGCCCATGTAGTTGTCGAGCGTGTAGGCCAGTGTGCTTCCGTCGGCTATTTCGATCTGCTTGATCGGGGTGCTCCACGACACTGACTGCGATTGTTCCAGCCCAAACGCTACCACAAACACATATTGAGACGCAATCAGCGGCGTTGTAAATGTCAACTTGGTACTGTATGTCGCATCGACGCTGTAAGTGTAATCGGTGGTCAGTTCACCGTTGACGAAAACCGCCATCTGATTGATGAGGCTGAACTGTACTGGTATGACCAATTGGCTTCCTATGTCGGCACCGTTGTAACTTTCGCGGAAAATCTGATTGCCGCCGCCCAGTCCGTACACACGGATACGTAGGGCCTGGCCTGCAGAAACACCGCTGGTGATGTTCACGGTCAGATTGACCCAATCGATGGTGAACTGTTCCTCAACTGTGAGTTCTACATTGATGGTCTGATTCCACACACGAATCTGGGCAGGGAATTCCATGAGATCCGCAAAACTGTAGGTCGACTGCGTGGTTGAATATTCGTAAGACACACCTTTGATATTGAATCCGTGACCGTCGCCGATCCAATCCGCACCTGCCGTGGTGTAAACACGCAGATCCAGTGTGTCAAATATGGCACCGGGCACTAATTCTTCAGGAGCATGGCTAGAGAAAGGATCAACAAACTCGCCGCCGTCGACCACGATGGGATTGGGCCCAGTATCGGGTGGGTTGCCGTTGTAGGCCGGAGCAGGTAGAGTTCCTAGATAAGGATCTGCGAAATCGCTTTCGTAAATGGCATCTAGGATGGCCGGATCGTAACTGGGGCGTCCTTCTGGTCCATAACTGATATTATCAAACGGATTGATGTCAAAGTTGCCCACATCAAATCCAGTGTTCTGATTGAAATCCGGAGCTGCCACTTGCACGCCCGGATACGCCACACCGGATATCAATTGTGCGAGATCTAGTCCGGGCTCATTCACTGTGGGAACATAAAGTCCCATGGTACGATCTACACCTGTAAGTGTAGCGGCATCGACCAGAGTCCATTGATCCAGTTCAAATATTGGACTCAATACACCGGTGCTGTCGTCGCTGTTGGCCTGCCATACTCTATTATCAAATCTCACTCGGTCACCGTTGTTGTAGTTGACATTGGGTTGCCAATTCGTGATCGTGGTCTCGTATTGATATCGGTCATATTTGATCGTGGTGTTTATATTCCGGACCAGGCTGTTGCCCATGACCGGTACTGCGATAGCACCAGATCCGTTACCACCTTCTATCGAGATCACCGGCGTGGTGAGATATCCTTGACCGGGGTCTATCACGGTGATAGCAGCGACCTGACCGGCACTGTTGATCCTGGCTACTAGTCTGGCTTCTACCTCTGCGTCTCCGGTCACTATCACTTCCGGAGCCACAGTGTATCCGGATCCGCCATCGACCACAGTCACTGACGTCAGTTGTTGCAGATAGTTCTGATACCATTGGCTGTAGGGAAAAGTTTGCCATATCGGTGCGGTACTAGGCACACTGCTGGTACTGCTCAATATGGGAGGATTGCTGTTGTCCAACACCGGGCTTACAAAGATACCTTGGGCAGGATCCCAGTAGGCCGGCAAGTCAAAATCAGTGGCCGATCCCTGATATTCATCTTGCCCCTTGTAGATCAGATTGAATTCTCGTATTTGTGTATGATATGGCTTGACTTCTTGGATGTATTTTTCCACGAAATCTTGATTGTCTCTACGATAGATCTGAAATGGCTCCAGTTCTCGTATCACGTGATCTACGTCGATCAGAGAAGTCTTTGTGAGCCACAAAGGAGCCTGTTGCTCTTGCAGTATAAAATTGAACATCAAGACCAGGAGATTATTGCGTTCAATGGCCAGGTCGTCGATGAAGATCTCTTCGTTAAGACTCTGTATGATCTTGCGTGTTTCTTGCACAGGTTCTTGATCAAAATACTGTGCATCAAACACTTCGATGTCAAAGCCAAAGCGTGCAGAGTTGGCTTGGTAGTTCCAGATAGATTCTTTGATCTGTATGGTACCATCTTCTACCTCTACCCTGGTCCAGGTATCCCCATTTCGTCGATAGACTTCAAACTTGCCCTGGGCATTGGCAGTGACTTTGACCGAGCTACCTTCGGGCACAGAGATGGTATCCAAGGCCGACACCGTAGGAACCTCTTGGTAGATCACTGTGAATGGATCGTATCCGGGCAGATACCAATCAATGAATTCCCAATAGAGATTGGTGTCATAGGTCTGAACCCTTGACAGGAACAGAGATTTGGCTCCTAGAGCATCTTCCTGTACTTCGTATATGGTCCAGAGACCGTTGTTGCTGGAATCGCTGACCACGAGATAGAGATAGCCGTCTGGAACTATGACTAAATTCTGGAAACCAAGCTCTTCAAGATTGGCCACACGCTTGTTCCAGGCACCGGAACTCACTGAAGGTTCGGGTTCTTGGCTGCGTAGTAGACTAAATCTACGGCTTTCTGCTATGGGATACTGACTCATCACAGCATTGGCTCGTACCAGATAATTCTGCAGGGCAAGGAATCTATTGACGAACATGCTCTGTCTTGGGCGGAATTCAACGCCATATTGTTCGCTGGGTTTCAGGAACGGGTCCGGCACCGGACTACCCACGGTGTCAACACCGGAGAATGAATCTTGCAATTTACGATACAGTCCTGCTGTTAGGAATCCGTCGGCACGACCTTGAGCTATCAATTGATATTCAGTGTGTATTGTGTCATCATTGGCTTCAAGGTCGTACTCGATATGGAGCACAGTGTCCTGTACTGAAATATAAGGCAATGCGTTATAGATGGCCACTGTGCTGGCATCGAGTGGTGCCACATAAGCGATGCCACTGCTACGAGGACTCTCGATGTATCTGGCCAGAGTGTCAATGCTGAGAGTTTTCTTGGCTTTGCGATCAACGGTGCGTAAACCAGTGACCCAGAAGAAATAAGTGGCAGCGAACAGTCCCTGTGAGGTCAGCGTGCTGATCACCGAGTAACTGTTGGGATCTCTGACCTGTCCCGATCCTTGATACTGAGATGGAGGAACATCGCTGGATATCCATTGATAGACATCCACACTGCTTCCTGGGAACAGTTGTCCCCAGCGTCGGCTGGCGTAGACAATGTCATCTTGGTTGGGGTCGATGAATCTGGCTTCGGTAGTATCCCACCAGATCTGCCCCACACGCTCGAATCCCCATTTCTGTCCGTAATTGTTGATGTCACCGGCGTTGTAGGCTGCAGGATCTATGGCACCGATATAGTCAAGATTCTGTCTCACTGCGCCCAACAGACGGCCTTGCAACGGATTGAAGAAATCAAAGTACTGTTTGACATTGCCAGCCACACGATCGTACATGAAAACAGTGTTCAGTAATTCGTAGTTGACCACTGGTTGCTGTCTGCGTATTTCTCTCCAGGCTGGCTGGCGGCCGATGTTACGAAATTCAGCGAATCTACCATAGTTGGCTCCGCTGTCGCCACTGTCTTCTCCTGGACTACCTACCAACAATACTCCCGTGGTGTAGTCTACAGCAGTTCCGAACTGATCTAATGTTGAAATCTCAGAATCATAAAGTTGCTGTCCAAACACGAACTTGCCAGAGTTGGCTATGCTAGATGACGCCGCTGGCAACAGATCGTAGGTGTATACTGCTCCGGATTGCGGCACGATGTCTGCGAATCCGGTGCTACGAGAATCAAAGTAAGTGGTTCCTGCATCAAATGTAGTGATGCCGATGGCCGAAGCATCCGGTGCACCCACGATCAAGTTCACAGTACTATCGCTGATGAACAACGACTTTCCAAAATGTGCATAAGATTGTGGCACAGGACTGCGTAGGGTCTGCACATAGACGTAGATGTCCAGACCGAGATCGTCGAACAGAGTGCCAGATCCAGGCAATACTGTGAGTCTAGCTAGAGGTACAGTGGCATCAAGATTCTTGACTGTGATTGTGATGCGACCACTGATCATCTTGATCACGCTCTCAGTCAATGGTGCTGTGACAAAATCCACGGTCTGATCTGTGGCATCGTAAGTGTAATCGACATTCAGTGTCTGTGCCACATCGTCTACTAGGACTCTTGGTGTGTATGAACTAGCCTGAGACCATAGATCTCCCACGGCGAATGATTTCGTGATCCCGTCGGCCACGTACTCAATGTCCGGTGTTGATGCAGCCCGTATGTTGGGCAAGGCTGCTGCGTTGATGTCGTCCACGAGATCAGCGATGATGGTGCCAGTAGACTCTACCCAATAGTTGTTGATGCGGATATACTCGCCCGACGATGAAATACTGGGATTGGCCACGGTCGACGTGATGGTACCATAGAATCTGGTCTGATTCAGCACGAAATCCACGCTGCCTTCTTGGCTCTGGGAGATAGAAGCAAAAGGCTGGCTGGCAAACAGGCTACAGTTATTCACGCACTGATCCACAGTGAATCCAAATTGATGCTCGCGTCCCGGTGTGGCCGCGACCACGGTCTGTGTCAATTGGAAGTAGTTGGTCTCTACTTCGATAGTGTCACCAATTTGCAAATCGACATCCAGAGTCACTGTGGTCGGAAGAGATATCGTGTATTGGCCACCTATGTTATTTTCGGTAGATAGCAATCTCTGTCCATTGAGCATGACTGTTATAGGACCGTTGGTCAGATTTTGTTCTGTTGAGTAACTGGTCACAGATGTGTCGGTGACTTGGAAACGCTGTGCTGAACGTGAATAGTAGTAAACTCGTCCTTCTTCGATGCCGGTCGGTCCGCTCACACCGGGTGCTCCGATCAACACTCCGGTACCATCGGTGGTGGTACTCACACTGTGTCCAAATTCTACCGCACCTGCTTCGGGCGAGTCGATCTCGGCTACTTTTTTCCAGTGGGTAGTTGCACGGATCTGAACCGACACATCCGCCGGAGGAACAGTGGTGAATGTAAGGATGTCACCGACGAAAGTGTAATCATAGAACGGTCTTGAAAGTTTTTCATCAACATATACACTAAAACTGTAGATGTCATCTACGGTATGTAGAGATCCCAAATCATACTTGATTTGGATTATATCTATGTCATCACCGGCAGATGGCGTGGAAACAAATGTCACTGTGGCTACATTATCTGTTCTTGTCACAGTATAATCGGTGGTGATCGTTTGCAAGATGCCGTTGACCTTGACCTGTATCTGATCGTTGGCCGTGATGTCTATCGAGCTGGTAAACACGTAGGCATCTTCTATGCCGTCGGCCACATAAGAAACACCGGCCACCTGATTGATCACCTGTTTTCTCAGGATGTTAACCGGTAATCCTTCGGCCGGTGCTGTAGCAAATGTGACTGCACCCAAGGCCACGATATAGTCTGTGCCTAAAATCTGCACTACTCCGTCTACTAATACTTGTAATTGATCTGACGATGCTATAGAAATATAGTTGTCGTAGTTAAAGGTCGTGATATTGGCATCACCTACATATCGCACGATCTGATCTTGTACATCAACGCGGCCAAAACAGTACACTTTGTTGGCACCGGGTGCACCAATATACAGCCATCTCTCACCTCGACTCATGGTCACCGAATAACCAAATCGATCAGCGGCCGTGACCAGGTCCCCGGGTGCCACACATAGCAGTTGCGTTTTCAGGAAACTGTTGCTGGACACCGGATTAAAAATAGTAACAGCGTATCCTTGGTCGCTGAGGCTGCGTACAGCCCCCACGATGGCCCATGTCTGGTCTCCCAGGTCTATAGAGTTACCAAAACCGTCAGCACCGGTGGTACCTACTAGATCAAGCGTGATATTTTGACTGTAAGCGTCACTGGAATCTTTTACATAGGTATAGACTAGGCCGGTACTGCCGCCCTGTGGAGCACCAATCATGGCAGCAAGATTTTCAAATCCCTGCGAGATAGCTGTTCCGAATCCGCTGTTTTCTATAGGTTCTATGGGTTCGCGATCGTAGGCTACAGAAAACGGTTGTGTTTTTTCTAACACAGCCCAATGTCCTGTGCCATCATTGTCTACCCACACACGACTGCCGGCTGTGAGAAGATCTGCATAGGGCAAGGCATTCACATCGCTGGGTTGTGCTATCCTAGCAGATTCTAGCGTGTAAGCCACTCCTCGGCCCACTGCCTCTGTTTGCGTTCCACCAAATCGGAATCCGATCAACACAGTGTATATCGACGGGATAGAGATTATTTCATAGGTACCGTTGATAGCTGGACCAAAATAGCGTATGATCAGTTTATCGCCAGCAGTCAACCCGTGTTGGGCATCAAATGTGACCAAACTCCTGCCATCGAGATTGTCGCTGACAGAGATTACCTGTGCCGGGACTTCTTGCACACGGTACACATTCCAATCGTAAGCGTTGCTCTTGGCTACCCAGATAGTGCTACCAATACCAAGGGTGTCGAGATCAACGTTCTCTAACGGAGTGCCCAGTCGTGAGAGATCAAACACAGTGAAATCTACATCATCTAGGCTGACATAGCCCGCGGTAGGGTACGTCACTGATTCAAAACTATCTACCGTGGTCGGTAATATGTTGGGGCTGGTAGGAGGAATGCTAACTTTCCATACATTCTGTACCAGCACTGTTTGGTCAGCGTCGCTGACTTCTTGGCTGTTGATCACTTGTATGATACTGGGATCAGATAGTAATTTGCTCTGATCTAACAGCAATTCAAAGTAGTTACGATTGGCCGTGGCACCATAATTGGCACGTTGCATGGCCCAGTATTCATAAACATCGTATTGTGCGACTTCCTTACGCAGATCAGCGAACTGGAATATCTCCAGGGCTCCGATGGTACCTTTGCTGCCCAGGAACTGCTGGTAGAGATTGACCTGGCTGATATCGTCCAGATTGAGATCTCGCATGTACTGTCGCGGACGGAAGCCAATCAGACCAAACGAGAAAAGATCCACGTCGGTCTGCAACGAAGCATCGTATACAGAATAGGCCTGGGCCAACTGATCCGAAGCGTTTGACGAGTTAGGCAACAGTCCTTTCTGTACCTGATTGTAGTCGCTGCGGATCCAGAGATTGTAGTTGAATGCAGTACTGGGCTGGATGATGGTGCTAGACACCCAGTACTCGTTCTTGAACAGCACGATTTCGCCCTTGGTATAACATTGATTCGGTTTCCATTCTAGGATATTGTCTTCGTTGATGACAAATCCAGGTGCGTTGATGGTGCCGTTCCAGTCGCCGGATATGGCACCACTGACCAGCACACGACTCTGTCGTGATCCTGTCACGGGTTCATAGATCAGATCCGCAAACACACTGAGATTGTCCAAGACCACGATATTTTCGTAGGCCGTAAAGGACAGGTTCAAGAAATTGATAGTATCACTGGTAAGGCTGGTGGCACGGAATGTGTTATCCAATCTTTCGATGACCAAATTGCCGTCTTTGATAGGCTGGCGATTCTGATTGATTATGAGATTCTCAGGGGTAGGATCTGCTAGACTTTCTACCACAGCACCAGGGCGTGTCACACTGATAGATATCGCGGCTGGATTGAGGTTTATGATAGCACCAGCGGACCAGCCTTGGCCACTCCAGTAGAGGAACTCTTCGGCCATCTGTTTCCAGTTAATGATATAACCATTTTCCTGTGTTTCAAACACAAAGCCCTGGCGGTCCAGCAACTGTCCATAACTGTACAAGAAATCGCAGACCGCATTTACATTGCTGAATGTGTAACCATAGGGGATCTGTACCACGGTATCGCTGTGATCCAGCGGGATCCGGGCCGTGGTGCCATTGGCCGTGAGCGTGAATAGGTTACCGTTGGGTATGCTGGCCAAGATGTTGAAATAAGGACGGGCCACATTGTATCCAAAAACTTGCCAACCGGTATCGGTGCTCTGGATGATCACTGAACTGTAAGTGATCTGCTCGAAGGGCTGATTCTTGTACAGCAGGATCTGATAACTCTCTTCTGGCAGCAACAAACTGGTATTGAGGCTGTTCGGGGTGCTACGGTCTGTGAAGATCTTGAGATAGCGTTTGTCAGTGAACGCACCCACCCTCCAGCACAGACGGACACCGGTATTTTGTAGGGCATTTTCGAGATCCAGGGTGCTGGCACGGCCCAGCTGTCGATTGTAATCGATCAACCAGTTGATGTAGCTGGCTTTGGATACTCCGTCACCGTACAAGGGATTGATCTGCTTGGCATCGAGACGATATCTACTATCCCATAAGAACTGCCCCACTCCGTCATCGTACACATAGCGATCTCTGTCAGCGAACAGGCCAAAGAACTTGGCCGGCTTGGTCAGCACCAACAGTCTCATCACGGCAAAAGGCCAGGACGACGAAGTCCTCCAGGTGTTTTCTACCGGTCCATCGTCGCCCACTGCCCAGCTCCGTCGGAAACTGGTACTGTCAAAATTGCCAACCACGGATTCGAGTGGTGACAACAGCTGACCTTCTGAATCCGAAGGTATCACGGCTGTGAGATCCGGTCTGCGATAGCGAGGTATCACATATTCGCCTGCTGGATCTCTGACCAGGCCGTTGGCTAGATCATCCCAGAGCACCAAGTTACCAGAGGTATAAGGTGCAGGACCATAATAATCGCTCCACCAGGTGGGTTCTTGGCTGAATCCCAGCATCTCCCAAGGACGTGTGTTGGGTGCGGTGGTATCATAGAAATATTCATAGATACCTCGCCAGGCTCCCAGCAATGGCTGTCTGTTTAATTTGTTTTCACTCTGGCTGTAGTTGTAGGTAAACTGGTTGTTGGCCAGGTAGGTCTGTGCCGCATAGTCTAACTTGTTCCAGCCCACCCAGCTCAAGAAATCGGTGGACATCATGGTATTGATTTCTTGTAAAGTGTAATCGGTGGTGCGGAACTGACCAGGTATGACTTCATTTTCGGTCAGAGGAATTGGAGACACTATCTTGAGATTGTTGAAGATGCGAGTCTCGAATTCTAACAGTACTTCATCTCGATAGTCTTCAAAGGCCACGGTAATGGATCCGTCGTGTCCTCGGATGACCAAGGTAGGATTTATGTAAGTGGTATCGAGATACATCTCCGGTTTGAAGGCTGGATACAAACCCATCTTGGTAGGAGTATTAGGGACATAGCTGCCATAGGTGGCGTTATATTCTCTTATCGCGACGCGATCGCCCACAGACAACGGAACCGTGATAGTCAGCGTGGGTGCGTCATCGGACACAGTGTATTCATAACCACGCAACAGTATCCGGTCGTTGACATATACTGCAAGACCATGGAAGTTACTGCGAGTGAAATCATACACTCTCAACAGATCAAACGTGGGTGTGCTGATCGCCGAATACACATAGTTGTTTTCGGTGTAGTTCTGCTTGCTAGGCAGCATGTCACTCCAGTAGAATGGACTGGATTCGATGCGTCCGAGACAGATTTCCGTGATCACGGAATCGAGTATCTGTGTAGGAGTGTTGTTGACATAGTTGCCTTTGGCAGCCAGGTCTAACAATAGGGCTTTGTACTTTTCATATTCTCGACTGTTGAATTGTATGGACGAAATAATCTCAAACTGTTTCTGTCTCAGGAACATGCCGGTCAAGGCCAATGGACTGCTGTGCTGTACGATGTTGTCACCGTAGCGTAAGATGTTGCCGAGGTCGCGGGTGTTGTTGGCACCGTCGATAGGACCTTGTATGTTTCTTAAATTCTGTCCTATGCTCTGGTAATGGGTACGGATAGTGCCCAAGGTAAACGCATTGGAGTTTTCGTTGAGTGCATTGTTTTCAAGGTTGAGAGGAACTTGATAATAGGCCACTTCACTGTCTGTGTTAGATATGGCTTGCACTTCAATCACTGTTCCTATCTCTGGAGGATTGGTCAGCGTGATCACAGTGTCGTTTCTAGAAACAGTGTAAGTATATCTGGTAGGATCGATGAATATCGATCCATCAAAAATCTGCAATGGAGCAAAGACCGATGTGACATCGATGGGCACGTCAAGGATCAATGGTTCGCCGGCATAGGTGAATCTAAAAACCTGGCGACTACGATTTTCTTGAGCCGCGGTCTGCCATCCCAATAGTGAAGAAAAACTCACCCGGTCGATGTACTGACGCACGAACCCTTGACTGATAGACTCTTCTTGGCTCACACTGTCTCGCACATAGATGAAGGTGTCGGTGAACAGGTGATTTTCAAACAGGATATCGCCGATGTTGGTGATATTGAGATAACGGAGGCTGAATCCCAGCACTGGATCAGCGATGGCTGTGCCACCTTCGGCGTAGGCAAACAGTTTGGTACCAGTAAAAGTGGAACTGGGATACACTGATCTATCAGCGAGACTACGTCCATTTACATCAAATATATCAAACAAGATAGGTTGGTTGACACTGGTCTTTTGCTGTGCCAGGATCCAGCCACTGCCATCAAACCAGTAAGTCTTGCCCTGCTGTGTGTTGCCACTCAGGCAGACCACGGTGGTATCTATCTCTGTGTCTCGATCATAGACCGGTGTAAGATTGATGATCTTGGGGCTGCCTGGTACACCATCAGGATCGATAAACTCTACCTGATATACTCTGTTACGCACATCAGGATCTCGGTCGGCCGCAAAAATAATGCGGCTGCCGTCCTGCAGGATGTAACCATCTACACTGTAACCCAGGCTACCGTTGATGTCACTGAAGGCATCGGTTTCAAAAAAGTCGATGATGTTAACCGGATCGATGGCCGATGTTCCATTGTTGAACAAATGGAGGTCGGCACGGAATTCGATGATGGGACGCTTTCCTCTACGGTCATTGTCCAAGACCGCGACCTGATTGTTGCGTTCGGCTGTGTAGTTTATAACGTCGATGTGAAACCACCGGTTGGATCTGGACCAAGCGTTACGATCTCGGCTGGAACGATTCTGGGTGATATAGTCGACCACGGTGGGTGCGTTTAGATTGGCATCAAAATTGCCGTCATCATAGGCAGTACTGTCGTAGGGCAGAGTTTCACTGCGAGTGTAAGTCTCTGGTGTTATCAGTTCAGACGTCGGAATCAATTTGATTCCGTTGCCTATGAGATATTCATCCACGGGCTGTGTAGGCAGTGGTGCTCCTTCAGGACCACCTGTGCCACGATTGATGATGCTTTCGTAGACATCATCATAGATGAACTGATGGAACACATCTGGTGTATGGACAGCACCGGTCATTTTCTGATGGTGGTGCGTATGGAACGGTCCAAAATAGGCCTCGCCGTCCACGAACCCCACACGGGCATCGATGCCAGGACCGGTACCCACCCCTTCCACATAGAATTCTTGGTTCTGATACTGCTCGGGCAGTATCACTCCTCGCAGTTGTACCTTTAGACCGTTGGTGAATACCACGCCATTGGGGCTGATGTAATTTTTAGCACCAATGATTTCATTCACGTCCAATGGTTGGATGCTGATCGGATCTATCAGTTTCAATCGACCGAACAGTTCAGGATTTTCACTGTCTTGATACCAGAGATCGTCCAGTACCGCGGTCAACAACGGTATCTGTTGGAAAAACCCCGAAGCATTTTTATACCATTGGGTGCTGGCATACTGTGTTCCAAAGATGATACGGAATTTGCTGAGAACCGGTACTGCGGCGACCGATGTCAGTTTCATCTGTATCCGGCCTCCGATATTCACATATCTGATCCGCCAGACTGTGTATCTACTGTCTGGCGGGATATCAACTGTAAGATCGTAAGGAAGGCTGTCATAACTGCCAGGCTGGCCGTCAAGGTTGTCGGGCGTGCCGCTGACCACCACATCTGTGATCGTGTTGTAAGGTAGGTCATCATAGGGCTGGCCAGTCACATCGTAACTCCAAGATTGTCCAACTTGGTTGGGTGCTGTACGGACCAGAGGATCAAATTCGCTCGTGATCTGCCAACCTCCATCTTGTGGATCTTGTTGTGTTTCTGTGAAAACTATGGTCCGACCATCGAAATCTCGGATGCCATCGATCCCATTGGGATTGGCTGCCAAAAACTGGTCGAGATAGATATTGTTGACTTGATTGAATTTCAGTGTCCGTGTCAGCAGATCTACGGTACCAATGTCGTTGAGGGTAAAAAAGAAATCTTGGGCATCTTTTAGCGGTACATTGAACGTAATGATTCCTTGGTCTTCGCCGTTGTTGATCACACCCAATACATCGCGACTGCTGATGTTAGGAGTTCCAGGCATGGTTCCTGTGATGCCTGGAGCAGCCTGTATCCAGAATCTGGATCCTGGTTGATTGACCTGCCAAGTGTAGGTGCCGCCACGTACCAGAGTCAAGGTGGGATTATCGCCAGCAGTCTCAGAAAACTGGTAACCATCTGGAGTCCGGGTGACATCCCAGTCGTCTGTGAGTGGAACTTCGGTGATGCCAATGTCGACTGAGTCCGGACCTTGTGGCAACCAATAGTACTGACTGTAGTTTATAAACTTGTCAAGATCGCAGAAAGAATCCCAGGTGTAATACTGACTCTGGAACAAGCGATCTTGTCGTCGTATGTTGGCACCTTGCAGAGACAAGGCATCGATCATGCCTGGATAAGTTATCGTATCTCTGACGTCAGTGGTTTCTGGACGGAAAAATACCACACCGGGTTCCAACTGATAATCGGTTCGTGCAGGTGTGCTTTCAACCACATAGTTATCAGCAGGATTCACTCCGGGTCCGACCCGGCGACCAACGTAACCTTGTGTTTTGATGATCGATGGTTCTTGTGTGAGTTGATCCAGCGTGGCTGCCAGGAACTGTTTGTTGGTTCCGGTCTGGAATATTTCCGGCAGTAGATCTACTGTGCGACGACTGGCCATCAGTAACCTCCGCCGCCACCACCACCACCGCCACCACCACCACCGCCACCACCACCACCGCCACCACCGCCACCACCACCGCCGATACTGCCACCGCCGATACTGCCACCGCCGATACTGCTGCTGCCTCCACTATATTCACCTGTCTGGCTTACAAGACTGCTCACACCACCATTGGCCGAAACCCCTGCCGGGTACAGACCCGATACAGTGGTCTGTGTTCTCAGATTGCTTTGTGTTAGTGCATCAATGACTTCTACGTCTGTGACCGTGGCAGCATTGACAAATATCTCGTTGGGTGCCGATCTGATTTCGTAGAGATCACCAAAGGTCTTGAGCGGATTCAATGGCACCAAGACCACAGAAGAAATGATGGATCCCATCTGCTCGTGTAGATATGCTGCCAGTTCTGAGAAGAAGAAACTGTCACCAAAATCCCATTTGTCGATGCTGAAATAGTTGTTGAGATTGGCCACTACTTGGCTCTTGATCTCCGATACCGATGCGGTGGTCTTGGGTGCCCGCACCACTTTGATGATACCACGCAGTTCGGGTGCGGCCTTGGCACCAAATAGGGGTTTGAACAGCACCGAGTTAAAAACCACGTTGTCAGAGATCATCTTGTAGTCATTGAGATTGCTGTAGGCTATGCTGAGTTCGTTTATGGTCGGAATCGCGGGCTCTAGCACAGAATCCGTGGTATCTTTGATGTAGTTCTGATACTGTGTGTAGTATTCTTGGGTGACCAAATAAAGATCGATGATGTTTGTGGCACCCGGATCGATCACGTTGGTCAACGGTGAATTATGACGATACTGGAAGTACAGGCCTTGTCGGCCTGTGCGAGATATGAAATCGTTGCGTTGTAAGAGAGTACGCTGGATGGTACCATTTACTATGGTGATGACCAATTCGTAGAACTCCAGGGCCTGGGTGGCATAAAAAATCTGTCCATTGGTGTATTCGGCCTTGACCAGTTCAATGGCATCTTTGGTAGTGTACAAAGTGTTGACCACACCAGCGGCCACGGGCAGATATCTTTCAAGATTATCAAAGTCCGTGGTCAGTTGTAAAAAAACCAGTTTGTTAGTGGGCGACACATTGGGGGCTACTATGGTTTCAAAAAAGTCAGGATCGTCAGCCACGCCGTCAGCATCAGAGTCAGTGTAACTGACCACGACCTGATAGTCGTTGACATATCCATCGCTTTCCACCGGCTGTGCAGTGATATTCATGGTTATGTCCGAAGGCAAAGGTTCGTTGCTGTCTGGACGACTGTTGGTCTTGAGTACCCGGACGAAGTCATCGATGACCAGGCCAGTCTTACTGTCATAGACTTCTTCGTTTCCGTCAAAGAAGAATCTGGTCTGTATCACAGATGCGAATAGATATGCCAGTCCTCGATAGGTCACGGTATAACTGGCACCGTCGGTGATAAACTGTATCAACCACGATGCATCCAACTGCAGACCATTTGTGTTCTGTGCGTTAGCCAGACTGAATGACGAATCCAGTGCGAGATTGGTGCTGGTAATCACATACCATTCTCCGGCAAGATTGTTATAGCCAAGACCAAAATCGCGGAACAGTTCGATCTGCTGTATCATGGCCTGTTCGATGCTCAATGGCAGATCGGTCACGAACTTGGGTACTACCAAAGCCGGAACCGCACCAGTGGGAACAAAATTATTCAAGACCACCGGCCCTTCCCCGTTGCTGAGGTTGCCCAGACCGCTGTTGGTTCCATCTAATATGACTTCTTGTGCCGTGGCCCAGATTACCAATTTCTCATCAGCACGCACAGGGACACCCGCGACCAGACGATTCTGTGCATCAAAGAAAAATCCTGCGGGCGGCACAAATTTGATCAAAGAACCCTGGGTAACATACTTCATGTTGTTAGTGGTATAGATACCAATGGGTTGAGGTGCACGCAGAGCACCGCCATAGAAATAACCTGTGGTTTCATTGAGCAATCGTGTGCTCTGTTGCCAACCATAGTTCAATATAGCCAGATTAGGTCTGGGGAAGTTCTGATAGTAAAACTGTGTGAGTGCCCGGGTGACCAACAACGGTTCGATGTCGTTGTTGAGCACATCCACGATCTCGTTGCGATCGATCCAGTCAAAGTCAAAGGTGGGCAACACGTTTTCGCGATAGAGCACACCGTCACTGGAGAAAATGTTGGTAGAAGAATACTTGGCCGTGACGTCGGTGAGATCAAGATATCTGCTGGTACCTATAGACGATCTGGCCACGGCCTTGGATTTGATGATAGAATTGAATTTGGTGAACGGAAAAAGATTGTAGTCTTCGCCGTTGACCATCCTGTTCTGGGTATAATAGCGTGCCGGGGCCCGCTGTTTGATCTCTTCTATGGTTTCGCGGGCTTGGGCGTTGCTCACCGGCTCCGTGATACCACAGGTAAACGATGCTGTCTCCACACGACCGTAACGACTGATATAACTGATATCGAGCACTATGCTCTGCATCTCTTCAGGGTTAATGATGTACTGTAATCCATTGGAGGCACGCACATAGGTGCGGAAGAAACCCACAGGTATCTCAGCAAACACCCCGTCACCAAAGGTCAGGGTGATCTCGTCGTTGGCACGACTGGTGATGGAATAGATCTGACGTTGATCCGGGGCCAATTGTTCTACTGCACCGGCATAGATAGATTCTGCGTATTCCCATTCGCCTGCGATAGATCCCACATCGTCTAGCTTGTACAACCAATGGTCTTCCTGGTTACAGCCTTCGATGTTGATGTTTACTGTGCGGTTGGGCAGGGCCTCGGCCAGATTGAAGTCTTGGTTCTGGAGCACACCTTGTTTGAACAGGAAAAAATAGCCGGTATTATCGCTACCGAACCCCAACTGATCGTTGCGGTACAGCACATTAAATACGCCCGAGGGACGTGGTGCGGGTTCGTACACATAGTCTCGGCCTTCGCTGGTAGAACTGACCGCTTCAAACGGCATGTTTACTCCATCTACCGTGGCCGCATAAGGTATCACGGGCAAGAATCCCGGAATCAAGTTTATGGCATATTCAGAGGTTTTCACACCCAATATGGTCTGTTCGTTGCCTGGTCGTCCAAATTTCTGACTGTCTACCAAGGCAGCATTGATGATCTGCGTGAACTGTTCTAACCAGTTGGGATTGGTAGGATCATTCCAGTCGATTGTGACATTGCTGAGATTGATGCCGTTGTAATCCGTGATATTTTCCGTGGTGCTTATGGAAAACACTTTGAGATAACCCTGGGAGGCTTGGTTACGCTTGGGCGTATAGGAAACCAGATTAGCCAGACGCACCACGCTGTCGCGTCGTTCAGCGGTGTCCAAGAAGTTTTCACGTGCGTTTAAATCATTACGGAAGGCCAGACTCTGGCCCATGAACGCCATGACATCAAGCAAGGCGATAAATTCCGACGATTCGATGTAGTCATTGAAGGTCTCCGGATAGTACAGTCGGAGATAGTCCACGAAACTCTTGCGGAGAGTTTCAAAATCATAGGATTGGAAGTCGGCTTCTCGGAAGGTCTGATACAGTCTCTTCCAATCTTCTACACCAAATATCGCGGTCTGTCTTGCAGTCTTGGCCATGGTCACTCACTAATATCCAGTATTTATGGTGCTGAAAAACTGGGTAGTTTTAGATGAAACTGGCCCGGCGAGATTCTTGATCAAAAAATATAGAGAGACGCTCGGCAGTTTCGCTGGGGACCACTTGGATCTGCAGTTCTATCAGCATTCCGTTGTCCTGTGGATAGATATCTATGTCGCTGAGATACACACGGGGATCGCCTCCGGCCACTCGTTGCAGTTCTTGCATGATGGCTGCTTCTACCTCTGGAGTCTGATTCTCAAAGATGTAACTCCAGATCGTGGTTCCGTACCCAGGTCGGCCGGGCAGTTCTCCTTGCTGGATGTTGAAAGCATTGGAAAGATCACGCTTGATCAGTTCAAAATCCGTGAGCGTGAACTTGAAAAATTGATCCTGTGTGTTGAAACCAATGAATGTGGGCATAAGGTATTTACTCTATGTCAATCTTGCCAGTCTGGACCGCAGGGCGATCAGTTCTCTCTGGAGATCTGCGGCGTCCAGGCCTCGCTGTTGTCTCAGCCTGATGCGGGTTTCTACCGAGGATATTTCTCTGCCTAGTATTTCTGCTTCTGATTCCACAGCAGATTCTAAACTCGCACGACGCACAGTTTCTCCGCCCGCGACTGCCGGAGGCAGATTGCGTCTTGCTAACTCAGCATCGATGGCGGCGGAATTTTCCGACCTAGAAATCTCTGCGAGGTCGCTGGTAGGTAGTCCGCTGAATATGCCAGTGTCATAGTTAGGTGAAGGTACTTTGGGATTACCAATGATGTCCGAGACTGCCAAGTCCACGGCACCGCGTTCTACTGTGTTGGAAAATGCACCCAGACGTATACCACCGGTCTGTAGTTCCGTGGTCTTGGTATCCACGAAGTTCACGGCATACTGTGCATTTTTAGCCGTGGAATTGATCTCTGATACCAGATCAGCTGGTGCTGCCCCATTGACCCAGGCCACGGTATCGGCCACCCCAAACTTGGAAGCGGTCTGAACGAAACTGGCCAGTTCAGACGGTGATTCAGATCCGGTCACTATGCCCGCGGATTTCAGCCCTTCGAGAGATGTGACCATGATTTCATTTTGCGTGATATTCTGCAAGGTCTCGGATCCCAGGAGATCTCCGAGATTGCTGACGCCGGCCTTGCCGGTCCATACTGTGCCAGAACTGAGCACTGTTTCTAACTGTGCAGGATCTTGCAGGAAGGTCTGCACCGTTCCGGGTTTGAGGAACCCAGAAGATTCCAGCTGACCGGCACTGAGTCCAAACTTACCGATGCCTTTGTCCGCACTCAACATGTCAAAGGGCTGATTGACATCCACAGCGGTCTGGGCCAGCAGTCCGGTGACTTGGGCAGTATCCAGGCTGCCCACGCTGAGTTGTGCCGGTGCTTGGGCAGCAAATGTCGAGGCAGTGATACCGTTGGTCACTGGCAGATCGTCGATCTTGGCCAGGGTGGTGGCAGTCTGTTTGGTAAGATCCGCGGGCGGCTTCTCTGACAGTGTCGTGCTGGCATTCACACCTTGATTGTGATAAGGATAAGGTTCGTGGGTGGGTGCTCGTGTGACAATGGTCTTGAGCTTGCCAAACTCCACGGTCCATCCTGATCCTTGCACGAACTTGGTATCGGCCAGCATGATGTCTTTGAGCGGCACTGGAGTAGATACCGGAGCGGCACCACCTGAATTGAGATTGATACAGCCGCCTTTGAGCGTGAGGGTGGAACCACCGTCCCAAGATCCTGCACTAGAATTTTTCAGGCTGAGGCTGCCGTCTGATTTGATACCGATGAGATTTTTGCTGTACAGTGTCATCTTGCCTGTGCCGATCAGGTTCATCTCGGCATCGGCCTCCATGGTCATCTTGGGAGTTTTCACATTGAAACTGCCGCCAGCGTACATGTTGATATCTTTGTCGGCATGCAGATTGATAGTGCCCTGTGTGCGTACATTCACAGAGTTGGTAGAGAACACATCCACAGTACCCTGCTTGCCAAACTCCAGCCAGGTCTGGCCATTGGCATGTATGATGTAGAAACAGTCGCCGTCGTCTGACATGGTGATCTGGTGACCTTTGGCCGTGCGGATGCGGACGAGGTTGTCTCGACCTTCGAGATCGCCGTCATCCATGACTATGCTGTGGCCGCCGCGACGTGCTATGACCTGAACGTCTTGCAGTTTGATCTCGCCTCTTTCCAGCTTGAGTTTGATGTCTTTTTCGTCCAGGCCACCTTGATAGATGGCCTTGCCTGGCGTGCTGATACCAAACACAGCACTGGGGCTTTCACGCTGGCTGTTGGAAGTGATGGGGCCGCGGGTCTTGTCTTTGATCAGGCCCTGTTGCATCATGATACCGGCCAGATAACTGTGCACCGGTTTAATCTTGTCAAAGAATCTAGGATCTTGGCTGATCTCTAGGTTTTCATTGTTGATCTCTGTGACTGGGAGTTGGCTGGCACCTGCGAAATAGCTGTCCTGGGGTCCGTTCTGCAGTTGGAAACGCCGGCTGGCACCGATGGCTGGAATCATGTGGCTGATGCCCGGATCTGGTACTGCTCCAAGATAGTAACCTTGATTGGGATCGCCGGCCACGAAGAAACATATGACCTGCACTCCGATGTCTGGCGGTGTGAACCACATGCCATAACTCTGTTGATTGCCGGTAAAAGTACCGGCACCTGCGTTGGTGCCCGAGTGAGGAGTCACTCCATAGAACGGCGGAATATAATTCACAGTACGCCACAGGCTTTCATCGTCTTTGTCGTCACCGGCAAACTGCTCGATGTACACCTGTAAGCGACCGCTGCGTGTGGGATCGATGTTGTTGCGTACTTCGCCTATGAATGGACCAAATTCAGATGGTGTTCCACCGCGATCAAATTTGTATCCTTGTGGACGACCTTTGGTTCTCTGTATATTATCAGGCATCAGTAGTCTCTCTTGGTGCGTTGTGCAGGGGCGGCCGATTGTGGTGAATTTGCCGCTTGCTGTTGTAAGGCCAGGGTTCTGCGGGCTGCCTGGGCTTCTCTGGTGTTGGCTTGACCGCTGCGGACCAGAGAATCTATTTCAGCATCGCTGGTCACGTTGCGTGCTCCGCCGTTGTTGAGTACCACGAACGTCTGCGGTGGTCCCACACGAGAAGGACCGGCTGCTCCACCTTGGCTACGCACCGCGGCTGTGTTTGATGCTGGACCCACGGTACGACCTCCGCTGGTGGGCGGGGCAGCTTCACTCAATCCCGGGGCTCGGTCATCGAATCCTTCTCTAAACGCGGCCAGACTGTTAGCAGTGAGCGGCCTCGGCGATTTCTTGTTGTCTAGCACTGTGCTGAGTGGAGTAGGCTTGTAGTTGATCGGACCGGTCTCGCCCATCTCGAGGCCCAAGAGTCCTGGGCTGGCTTCAGGCAAAGGTTCTTGCAAAGGCACCCGTGCCTTGCTCTGCTCGCGGAAGTTGGATACCTGTGCTTTTTCTTTATCTTTGTTTTCTTGCACTTCGGTCTTGGTCTTGAGAGGCCATGTCATGAGCACACCATTGAGTTCTTGATCAAAACGTCCGCGGCTGAAAGTGCTGATCACATCCACGGCCTTGTACACGAAATTCTGCACTGGCTGTCCGGCTTGGCCTGGTGCGAGATTGCTCTTGTAAACCGCACGATTGGGATCTTGCAGACCGGTCTGCAGATCGTAATCCACCGGACTGTTAAATCCGACTTCAAACAGGATCTCCTGCCCTTCCTGATTGATGGTACCATCGGACAAGAAAGCGTTGTAATTGAAGTTGGGACCAGCGATGCCGGACCATACTTCGCCTTGGAAGATCCAGGCTGGGTCTCCGAGTATCTTGAGTTTGACCCGTGCCTGGTCGGCCGGCGAATACAGATAGTCCGCTGCGTTGGCTCCGGGCTCATTGACCTTGTCATCATCTTGGCCCTGGCTGCTCTGGTTGCTGTTGGGCTGGAAGGCCGCACGTTCAAGTTCGATGGCGTTGCTGGTCACGTTGCGAGGTTTGGCCGCAGAATTCTGCACGATATAGAACAGATAATTGTAGTCCTGCGAGAATTCTAGTATCTGGGTGTTTTCTCCGGTGAACCAATACTTGTATCTCTTGACCGGTCCGCGATATTTGCTGGTAGGAAAGAAATCACTCTTGACATCGTTGACAGCATAGATGCTGATCTGATAGGTGATGTCATAGGCATAGTCGTTGCGTTTGCGATCGTACTTGCCCGGTTTAGGTTCGGCCTGTATGCCGATGCGATACCAAGCCAATGTCTCGGCCGGCGCACCATTGGGCTTGAGTTCGCCAGTCTTGGGATCGTAGACCTTGAGCTGTTGTTTGTAGATGTAATCGCTGCTCCGGACCACTTGATCCAAGAACTGTACCACGCTGGTACCGGCCATGATCTTCTGTGTCTTGCTGTTGTTGTCCACTTTCTGTGTGGCTGGATTTTTAGTTTCATTGGCCGTCTTGGCCTGGGTCATCGAAGTCTGTTTGAGATTGACCTGACCGGGAGGCACGATCTTGGCTTCTTTGAGCACAGAATCGATGATCTCGATCTTGTAGGTATCCGGCTCTTCGTAGATGCCTTTTTTGACCAAGTCGGCCTGATAGCCATTGAGTGCTTCTACCAGCCCGCTGACGATTTCTTTCTGTGGTGCGGCATTGGCCTTGGGTGGTGCTTTGTTCTGTGTGGGACTGGTTCCAGCATCCACGGGCTGTCCCAGTGCGGCCGCGATGCCTTCGCCGGCACCGCTGCCACCAAATTCAAGATCCAGAGTACTTCCGGGTCCAGAAAACGAGCCAGGAGGTGGACCCGGAACTGCCACGGGCGGTGCGGCACTGTTACGCTGTCCCGGAACTGTTCCGGCAGTGGTTCCGCCGGTGCCGGCAAATTTGAGATTGCCCACCAAGAGATCGTTCAAGGTCTGGCTGTTCAGTTCCACGTTGTAAGGGATCACACCGCGGGCAGGGCCGGTCCCGATGATGTTCTGCGGACACACACCTTCACAGTCGTATTCTACCAGACGGTTCTGTATGCGGAACTTGATCTGTTTGAACTGGAAAGGTATGAATTTTTCCACTATGGCGTCCGTGGTGGTTCCAGCCGAATCCGCACCGGTCTTGCCCACACGCACCAGATTGCCCTGATCGTCGTAGCCATAGAATCTTATGACCAAGAGATAGTTCTGCGAGGCATAACTCTGCTGGCCCTTGCCACCTTGCTGTGCCACATACTGTTGGGTGGCATCAAACAAACGGCCCAGCAGACTGATGCCGCTGGGTTCGATGATCTTGAAACTGACTTCTGACACATTGTGTGCGGCATTGGTGCCTTTGCCGTTGATGATGCTCTTGACCCGCACATCATCGAGATAGAAATCCAAAGGGAAGAACTGATTGCGGCCTAGACCTTGCAGGCTCTGAGTGATGAGATCTGATTGCGTGACAAAATCTCTTTCTTGTCGCGACAATTGAGGAATATCTGTTGCGGTTCCAGCAGGTCCTGCTCCACCACTCTGCATCAGCAGTTGGAATCCAGCCACGTTCTTGGACTTGCCGTTGATCATCCGTTTATAATCTGCCGGACTCATGAGATAAAGGCTGATGTTGTAGGTGTAACTGGCGAACCGATCCAAGAGATTGTCTTGCGGTATCACGCGAGTATTGGCACCTCCAAAAATCTGGTTCAGCCGGGCACGCACATTGTTGCTGCCGCCCTGTGCATCGTCATTGGGAGCGGCTGCTCCTCCGCTGACAGCAGCCACGGGTTCGGGCCTGGCCGGACGCACTGGGCCAGGCTGTGGCAACGATTGAGGAGTGCTCTGCGTGTCGGTGGCACGACGGCGTGGTGCATTGGTTCCGGAGGTGGGTTGAGGTTGGGCACGTTCAGCATTAGTAGGAGTGGGTGCCGAGGGTTTCTGATTGATGCGACCTTCGGCATCGATGGCCTGTTGTGAGGGCGGAGGAGAAGTGGTCGACGCGGCATCGTCTCTGGCAGCTTGTGCCTGTGCTGTGGTCTGGCCAGAACTCTGTACTGGTCCTTGTTGTCGTTGTAGTTGGGCTATCTGTGCGTCAACTTCGGCCAGTTGCCGATTCAATCCTGCCAGTTCTCCAGCGTATGCTGCGACATCTTCTGAAAAATTTGCAATCTGGCCTTCTAACCTTGCTCTTTGGGCAGGATTGGTCGTGACAGCCAGGGTGCTTTCCGCCTGCCGCAGAGTACGCCGGCGGCTCTCAAGTGCCGCGGTGACCAGCGAGATCTTCTCGATCAACTGACCGCGGCGTGCTTGCAGAGCAGATAGGCTAGACATGGATTAAAAGCCTAACACTGCTCGCAGTGTGGTAATCTTGGGCAGATATATGGTCTCGCCTGCGACAAAATCCCAGGGTGGAGCGGTCAAGGTATTGGGATTGCGGCTGTAGAACACCCACCACAGTCCAGGATCGTCATAGAGGTCAAAGGCCAGCATGTCCGGACGATATTGATAGGTCTGATTGATCTTTAACAGCTGGTCGTCGGCTTCTTTGGGTATGGGTCTGTCCACCATGACGCCCAAGTAAAACTGCTGATACTGGGTGTCAAAATATGGACTGGTAGAATTGTAGTTGGCCATTACCAGAATCCTCCTTTGAGCAGATCACCGTTGGCATACTGTTTGACGCTGAACTGCTTGCTGACCTGCTCTCGGCTCTGTATGGGATGCAAGATCACACCGATATCGATCTTGGTAGGCACATAGGTAGGTCTGTTGGTGCCCAGCGTGGGCGGTGCCGGGGGTGCGGCCATGGCACCTTTCTTGGCACCGGCATTTTTCAGCCGGGTCCAGGCGGCACTGAACGGATTGGTGGGTAGATTTTGACGATCGCGTTTTTGCAAGAGATTGGTACCGTTGATGTTGGGACTGCCTGCACGTATGTAGTCCACATCCGTGGGCAACACATAGTTAAATTGCGTGATCACGCAGGGATTTAGATTGAACTGATATTCGCCAAACCCTTGCAGGAACACCAAGGGCGGTGGTGCACCACGCTGTGGGTCCTGGCCGTAGAACATCTTGGTGGCCGAACGGAAAAAGTGTATCACGGCCAGGAGATAATTGGCTTCTGCCGAGTCTTGTGCCGTGAATGTGGCATTGATCTGTATGTCCTCGACCTGGCTGCCTTGGTAAAAATAACCACGATAGTTGGAATGCGTGAGATCATAGGAATTGTAAGCCGCCTTGTAGGCCGTGGTTATCTGCGGAGTGTAGGGGAATACCACGCCGTCGGTCACGGCCAAGGGCTGCAGGATGCCGGGTTGTGCGGCACGATAGAGATAGTCTGCTGCGGGTGCTAGACGCAGTTTGACACGCCAATCACCGTCGTTGGCCTGTTTTCTTTGGGCTGCCAGTGCTGCCTGGGCCTGGGCACGTTGCTTGGCTGCTTCTGTGATCGCGGCTTTTTGTGCAGCTTCCTGGGCAGCGACTTGGTCTGGCAGCAGTCCCGGATCGGTCTGCAGATCGGCCAGGGTCTGTGTGGGCACACCTCCGGTGTCAGACACCTCTCCGGGTTCTGACAGTCGGTCCGACACTGGTACAAACCCTGTGTCACCGTCGATGTCGGCCAGACTTTCTGTGGGCACACCTCCGGTATCTGTGACTGTGAGATCTGCCAGAGTCTGGGTTGGTACTCCGCCGGTATCAGTACCTTCGCCAGCAAAGTCTGCTAGAGTCTCAGTCGGCACGCCACCGGTGTCTGTGACAAAAAGATCATCTTCGTCTTCACCAAATACATCGGTTGTAAATTCTTCGTCCTCGTCGAGATATTCTTCTACTTCATCATTAAAGGTATCTTCTTCATCCAGGAATTGATCGTAGTCTTCATCAAACTGTTCCTGTTCCTCTTCAAGATATTCTTCGTACTCGTCTACGAACTCGTCATAAGCCTCGGCCTGCTCATCTTCAAATTCTTCAAGATATTCGGCAGCATCATCATTAAAAGTATCTTCCTCGTCGAGAAACTGATCGTAGGCTTCGTCAAACTGTTCCTGTTCCTCTTCGAGATATTCTTCATAGGTATCAACAAATTCGGCGTCTTCCTGGAAGTCAGCACCACTGGTGATGATCGCATCTGCTTCCTGTGCTTGATATTCCGCTACTTCTTCGGCTGACAACGGAGTCGGTTCTACTTCTACCAGGTCAGTGCTAAAAATTTCTGTTTCTTCTGGTGCTTGCGGGTCTTCGACGATCAGTACATCACCCGTGTCGGTATCAGCGATGCTGACCGGTTCGGGTTCCGCAGGCACTTCTGGGTCTTCGAAAGACGAGATTTCAGGTGGTGTGTCTTCTATATCAGACACTGGTATTTCTTCGGCATCCGCAGGTACTTCTGGATCTTCAAAAGATGAGATCTCGGGTGGCGTTTCTTCTATGTCTGCCGCGGGCACTGTGTCAGAGACAGCGTCAGCGACTTCTGGATCCTCGGCAGGAGATACAGATCCAGGTTCAAATTCTGTGTTGTCAAGGCTGGGGAACTGGCCCAGGCCGAAAGGATCATCGGCTTCGCTGTAGGTATCGACCTGGGGATCTTCACCGGGCGGTATCAAGGTAGGATCTTCGTCGGCCAGGGCCAGTTCGGCCTGGGCCAGTTCGGCGTCGGCCTGGGCCGTGATCTCGGCCTGCTGTCCCAGGGCCTGCGTTTCGCTCTCGGTCAGAGGTTCGCCGGCCAAGGTCTTCTCTTTGGCTGCGATGAGATCTTCTCGGAGTTTGATGTTTTCGGCGTTGGCTTCGGCATAGGCCTCGGCATAGGCCTGTTTGGTCTCGATAGAGGTGCGTGTGGATACTTCTATCTCACCTTCACCTACCTGTACTCCCGTGGCCGTGACTGTTTCTCCGGTCTCGGGATCCGAGGACAGTATGGTAGTGGCAGAGTTGACCACTTCGCCGCCGGCGACTTCGGTCTGTCTCAGCGTGGTGTCACCAATGGTATAAGAAGTGTCGGTGCTGATCAGTTCACCGTCTTTGCTGATGGTCCGGGTGGTCAGCGGACCTTGGTGGAAGTTCGTGACAGTGACACCGTCCGTGGTGGTGGTCACTGACACCCCGTTGATCGAGGGTGAAGTGTAGGAAGTCTCTTTGCCAGCGGCGTCAAATCTAAATGTACCGTCGCCGCCGGAAATCTCGTAGCTGCCATCGCGATTGATGGTCTCTCGGCGACCATCGCCGAGGTCTATGGTCACTGATCCGTTGGCCGGATTGATGCCTTCGGGATTGGTGGCTGCTGCCTGCTGCCAGCGATTCTCCTGCTGGGCTTGCTCTGCCCGGAACGCCGCGTCGGGTGGCGGCGGCGGCATCTGGAAGTTGGATGTGGGCTGTGCAGGTACTTCTGGGTTGACTGCCGGAGACACTGCCGATGGGCCAACATCTATCTGGCTGACAGACAAGGGTGCAACATCATCATCCGGATACAGTTCAGCCAAGGATCCCACCGGAGGTCTGGCATTGACCTGTTCGATCCTGTCTTGTTGTTCGGCCTGTTGGACTGCCGACAACAGTCCTTTCTGCTCCAGTTCGCTTTCTAATCGTTGGTTGTTTTCTTCCAGTCTGGTGACGAACTCCGCACGCTCTCCGGGATTGGCAACGAATGTGGCCCGATCGCCTTCTTCGACTGCAAACGTCTTTTGCACTGCCTCTAGCTCGGCTTTGTTCTGGAAATATTCAGCCACCGTGGGATCAGGGGCTGTCGACACGTCCGGCGGCAACGTGGCTTGAGGGTCTGTGGTTGGATTCACCCCCGACGATGTCAACCCTCGGACAGGCGAACTCACTATAGGTCCTGATGGCTCACCAAGACCGGGAATCGAAGTGTTCAAGGTACCAATCACCTGGCCGTCAGTGCCCTGCTGTTGAGGGACTGACACGCCCACTGTGCCCGGTGCTGTGGTGGGAGGAGGTGCGGACAGCTCTTCTCTCAGTGCTTCTCGGCTCAAAGGTGCGTTGGTATAAAGCTCCTGCTGTTCCTGATCGTAACGGACGGCGTAAGCCGACTTGTTGTCGCCGGCAGCGGCATCGGCATTGGTGCGTATGTTTGACAGTTCCTGGCGGAATTCCGGACTGACGTTGGTGGTTTCGCCCAAGGCGGCATCGCCCGCGGCCAGCTTGGTCACTGCTTGTTCTTTGGCCCTGGCAGCCGCGTACTGTTCGTAGGATCCGTCAGCGGGCGTGGAAGCCTGGCCGTTCTGGGTCAGGGCATCGTATTCTGCCTGGCTGACTTCGCGTAATTCACCGTTGATCTGTATCTGTGGCATGGGGTATTGGTAGTCCTATCTCTGTATTTACCGGCGACAAAAACGGCTATTTTTATGGTGTCAAAGGTTTGACAACTGTGTCAAATCCTGTACAATAAGTAATCCACAAGGAGAAATAGATTGTCTGAAACACCAACAAGAACTCCACCCAAAGTCAATTATCTCAACAACAGAGATCTACTGAAAGAGATACACCTAAGTAAAAATACCTACTGTGCGTTCCGCGATCCTGTGCTGGACCATCAGTATGATATCATACTATCTAGCGTGAGCAAGATCAATCAGCGTACCATAGCAGAAGCACGCCGTAATCGTGCGGACAGGCTCAGACGCGAAACCGGCCAAGAAGTCAACGAAAAAAAGATCGCCAACACAGATCTGGTGTTCCGCGTGATGACCTGGGAACACATACCCATGGCACCCAAGAAACAGCCCAAGAACCAGGTCAAGAAGAAAAAACTAGATGATATCCTGGGCTTCGACGAACTGCCGCCAGAAGATCCCTTGGCCGATCTAGTGGAGGAACCTGCCCTGGACCCTACACATGTGCGTGTGAATTTCCCTCCGTTTTTCCATTATCGGATCACCGATCACAAAGTGCCTTATCTCGTGGGCAAAAGTCACTGGCAAGGCGATGTAGACGCCGGTTCGTACTCGCGAGAGCACGGAAACATGACCCGCAAACTGGCCCAGATGTTCATGAAACTGTGTGAACGTTACGCCACACGAAGCAACTGGCGTGGCTATACCTACAACGAAGAGATGCGAGGACAGGCCCTGTTACAACTCAGCCAGATCGGCCTGCAGTTCGACGAAAGCAAAAGCCAGAATCCCTTTGCCTACTACACCGCGGCCATCACCAACTCATTCACCCGGGTGCTCAACATCGAGAAAAAGATGCAAAACATCCGCGACGACATCCTGGAGATGAACGGACTCAATCCCAGTTGGACTCGACAGTTTTCTAATTCTGACAAAGCACCGGTCGCATCTGCCACTGAAGAGCAGTAAACTAGATCAATGGCTAATCTATTCAAGAAGGCCGTCGTTTTCACTGACATCCACTTTGGACTGAAATCGAACAGCCTGTTACACAACCAAGACTGCGAGAAGTTTGTGGATTGGATCATCAAGACCGGACGACAGAACGGCTGCGAGACCGGCATGTTCCTGGGCGATTGGCACCATCATCGTGCGTCGATCAACCTGCAGACCCTGAATTTTAGTCTGCAGGCCCTGGAAAAACTGTCGGCTGCGTTCACCCAGTTCTTTTTCATCCCGGGCAATCACGATCTTTATTATCGAGATCGACGAGACATACACGGTGCGGCCTGGGCACGGCATCTGCCCAACATCCATATCTGCAACGACTGGTTACAAGAAGGTGATGTGATCATAGCACCTTGGCTGGTCGGAGACGATCACAAGCGTATACAAAAGATGTCGAGCAAGTACATGTTTGGGCATTTTGAACTGCCGCATTTCAAGATGAACGCCATGGTAGAGATGCCCGATCATGGCGAGATCGCGGTGGATCATTTTGGCGGATTCGATCGCGTGTTCTCTGGGCATTTCCATCTGCGGCAAGAAAAGAAAAACATAACCTACATCGGCAACGCTTTCCCGCACAACTTCGCCGATGCCGGTGATACCAATCGCGGATGCATGATCCTGGAGTGGGGCCAAGATCCCAAATACCTGGCCTGGCCGGATCAGCCGTTGTACAACGTATGGGATCTCAGTTATGTCATGGATCATGCTGACGAGATCCTACGACCCAACCAGCATGTGCGTGTGCAGTTGGACATCGAGATATCCTACGAAGAAGCCAACTACATCAAAGAGACCTACATAACCAAATACGGACTGAGAGAGATGGCACTGATGCCGAACAAACGGTCGGCCTTGGAAGAAGACATGGCACCCGGTGATGTGCGATTCGAATCGGTAGACCAGATCGTTGTGGACCAGATCACCAAGATCGAATCTGAATTCTACGATCCCAAACTGTTGTTACAGATATATCAGACCTTATGAATTTGTACTTCAATGGATGTAGTTTTACTTACGGGGATGAATTGCAAGATCCAAAAAATTCTGCATGGCCTTCTTTAGTAGCAAAAACGTTGGGCTGCAACTCTTTCAATGACGCGGCCCCAGGCGGATCCAACGAGCGGATCGTTTACAAAACTCTTTTTGCTTCAAACGATTTTGATTATTTCATAATTGCCTGGACTGACTACACTAGATTTACGGAATACAATCCAGTTGATAATTTTGAAATAAACTTCAACGCTGCTCTAACTTTAGATGCATCTCTGCATTACAGCGACGATTTAAAAAACAATTATAAAAAATACAAAAATTATGGAGATCTGTATTACAAATATTGGTTCAATGAGCTTTATCAATTTAAAAAATGGCTGCAACAAATCATATTACTGCAATCATTTTTTGATGTTCACAAAAAAAAATATCTGATGTTGAACACAATGGAAAACAATCTGCATCGATGGCTACAGCCTCACAATTTATTCATTGAAAAAACCAGGCATCTGATATCTTTTTTTGATTATGCAGACGACCAACAATTATTAAACGAGCATGAACAGATACAAGCATTGACTTCTTTGATCGATAAATCAAAATTTGTTGGATGGAATGAATGGTATATCTTATCGCTCAAAAATGATTATCCTTACGGACCCGGTGGACATATATTAGAAGACGGGCATCATGCTGTTGCAAAAAAAGTTCTAGATTACTACAATAAAACACAATGATCCAAATACGAGATCTCACAGTCAAAAACTTCATGTCGGTGGGTAACGCCACGCAGGCCATCAACTTTGATCGACAGGATCTTACTCTGGTCTTGGGCGAAAATTTAGACCTGGGCGGAGATGGCAGTCGTAACGGCACGGGCAAGACCACCATCATCAATGCCCTAAGCTATGCTCTTTACGGCCAGGCCCTGACCAACATCCGTCGCGACAATCTCGTGAACAAGACCAACGGCAAGAACATGCTGGTCAGCCTAGATTTTTCGATCAACGGTCGAGACTATCGCATCGAGCGTGGTCGCAAACCCAACATACTGAAATTCTATGTCAACAACGAAGAACAGAGTGCCGAAGACGACAGCCAGGGCGATAGCCGAGAAACACAAGAAGCCATAGAATCCGCCCTGGGTATGACGCACGACATGTTCCGGCATGTGCTGGCCCTGAACACCTATACCGAGCCATTCCTCAGCCTCAAGGCCAACGATCAGCGGGCGATCATCGAGCAACTACTGGGCATCACCCTGCTGTCAGAGCGTGCAGAACGCATCAAAGAACTGAACCGTGTGACCAAGGATGCTATCAGCCAAGAGGAGATGCGTATCCGTGCTGTGCAGGAAGCCAACCGAAGGATCGAAGAACAGATCGAGAGCCTGAAAAAACGACAGACCTTGTGGCTGGCAAAACAGCGAGAAGACTGCGACAAACTGACCGCGGCCATCGTGGAACTAGAACACATCGACATCGACGCCGAAGTACAGTCGCATCGCGACCTTGACGCTTACTATGCCAAGAAAAAAGCCATAGACGAGCACCAGCGTTACATACGCCAGATTGACGCAGAGCAGACCAAACTGACACGGCAACAGGACAAACTACGGCAAGAGATCGCGGATCTAGACAATCATAAGTGCTATGCCTGCGGGCAGGGCATCCACGATGACAAACAGTCCGAAATACGAGAAGACAAACAGAAACAGTTACAAGAATCCGCCTTGCAGTATCTGGCCAATGACACACAGCGATCCGAACACGAAAACGAACTGGAAGATCTTGGCGAACTGGGTGTGGCACCTCGGGTGTTCTACGATACCCTGGAACTGGCACTGGATCACAAAAATAGCCTGGACGTGCTGAGAAAGGATCTCACGGCCAGGCGGTCAGAATCGGACCCTTATGGTA